GATGAGTATGACACTCACATCACAGATCCGGACACCTGGCAACTTGCCATTGACTATATTACGGAGTGGTGGCGCAATGACGCTCTCCCAATGATTTACGGGGCTCGTGACGAGCAATGGGACATTGACGTCCCCTTGACGCTACAGGAAATCCTGCTCTGGAGAGAGTCTCCCGGAGACCGCCCCCTAAACTTCTCCAAAGTATTCGACGCTTACGAAATCTACCGCAAACACAAAGATGAAATTTATGGATCTTCCGGAATCCGAGACTTCGAGCTCAAACTCTTCACCTTCTCCAGCGAGGAAACCACACAGTCACGCTTTGGACCCCGTTGATCACCTTATCGCAAAGGTGGGGATTGGTATGGTGGACACGGTGGAACGCTATTACCGAAAATATCAAGTAAAGCCTAATGAGGCAAACGCCAAGACTTACTGCCTCTGGCGCCTTCGCCTCCACCGTCGTCTAAAAAACGATAGGTCCCTCCTAGAGGCAATCGATGAGGCTCGTAACTTAGGGCTTTACGACGAGGATCCTGGAAAAACTTGTTGGGAACTCTCTTTTTCCTAGGGTAAAAAAACCTTATAATCAGGGCAGAGTAATGATCCCTAGAACCGTTCTAATGGCACAGGAGGTGGTCGCACAGCTCACCTCTCCACAACTCGACGAGTATGGCAACATCATCCTCAACGGTTACCTTAAGGTAGTTCCTAACACTGTAAACAAAAAAGCATGGCAGTATAAGGAAACAACCACCGCGCCAGTAAATCTGCCCTCCCTCACTGTAGTACGTCCTGCCATTAAAGGTTGGACTACCAACTACTACGAGTACTACACCCAACTTGCCCCCAACGCCTACAGCCAGGTTCCCGGCAACCCCACAATGTTCAAGTATGGGGTGCATTCTTTCACTGCCGCCTCAGGCCCCATTACCTCTCTTCAGGGGCTTCAAGGAGGTAGCGGATACACGGTAGGCCCTCACCTTGGCGTCCCTGCTGTTGGCGGATCCGGCACCGGCGCTACTCTCGACGTCACCGTTGGAGCAGGAGGAGTAGTCGTCACCGCAACCATCTCCAACCCCGGAACAGGTTATCAAGAAGGAGACGGCCTCACCGTAACCACCCTGGGTAGTGGGACAGGTTTCTCCGTGTTTGTGGGACCTATTGCCGCACCAATTACAGCAATCGGTGTGATTTCTCCCGGATCCGGGTTCACATCTGGCACCTACACGGGCGTGGTCACCACTTCGAGCGATGCGGGAACTGGTGCTACCCTGGACATCGTAGTTGATGCCACCGGTCAAGTCATCAGCGCGGTCCTCAATGCGCCAGGCACCGGTTACACTGTAGGCGCTGTTCTGACTCCCACCGGCATTGGCCCCGGTGTAGGATCCAGTGTGAGTGTAACATCGGTCGGCGTGGCGAACCCAGCCGGTGAGTCCAAATGGGCTCAACCTCCCGCTCGTTACAACCAGCAGCAAGTCTCCAACATTACTCCTCCCCAGAACGTCAATAACCCTGCCGTCATCCAGTACTCCTTTGTATACCCTGTGGCAGACAACCCAGTTGCCCCTCCCATAGACATTCTCTGATTTACCGCCGGCAAACCACTCCTATAATAACCCGTGAACAACCTAACGCCTGTGAGAAAAACACCCCTAGGCTACCCTGTCCTTTCGAGCACCTTGCGAGAGAGGATTTTTGGTAAGCAGGCTCCCCTGGAAATGAGCCACCTTGCCAAACAAAAAGCAGAGAACCTGCTGAAAGAATTCGACATTCAAACTCCCGTCGACTACCCTGACCACCTCTACGACGGTCCCCTCCCCCTCCCTAATCTTAAGGGTGAAAATCTTGGGGCCCACTTCGAGACCATCGCCAATGAACAAATCGGGGGGTATAAAATCCTGGGAGACGAGTTTGCTGCCTGCAAACTGGCGGAAATCCCGCCCGCAACAGAGCTCAAGTTCAACCCCGGCTGGACCCGTTACACGAAGGTCCGTGGCAAGTGGAAAACGGAGTCTGTGCCGTATCCTTTGGAGGAGGCATTCACGTACGATACTGAGACTTATGTGCATGGTGGCGCGTTTCCGATTATTGGCACTGCGCTATCTGCCAAAGCGGCTTACATTTGGTTGGCTTCTGAGCTCATTGATCCTAGTCTGCCTGAAGATAAGTGGGACCAACACGCCTTAATCCCGATTGGAGAGAACCGTTTTGTAGTCGGTCATAACATCAGCTATGATCGCGTACGTGCCCGCGAAGGTTATTCACTCAATCGCACCAAACCTGAAAACTTTTACTTTGACACCCTATCTGCACACATTGGCGTATCTGGTCTTGCCAGTGGCCAGCGCTGGCTATATGTTTTGGCTGGTAAGAACCCTGAAGATCTTACTGATGAAGAAAAGCGAAAACTGAGGTATGCCCCCAAGTGGCTGGATGAGGGCTCCACAAACTCTCTGGTAGCTACTTACAACTTCCACGTTTATGAAGTGCGTAAGTTCTTCGGGGACGATGTTCAACCCTTGGGACAGGGCGACAAAGCCGTTCGGGACATTTTCGTAAAAGCCACCCACTTAAGTCAAATCCGACAGATGTTGACGGAGGCTGTTGACTACGCAGTCAAAGACGCCTTCTACACTGCTGAACTCTTCCAGGCACTGTGGCCCAAGTACCTAGACGCTACCCCATCCCCCGTTGCTCTCTGTGGTCATTATCACCTCAATGGGTCAATCATTCCTTTGGTCCCCGACTGGGAAGAGTGGATCCAGGGCGTAGAGCGCACCTTTGAAGAGCACAATAACGAGATGACCCAAATCTGTAAAGATTTGGTGTGGGAGAACTATGAGGAGTGGAAACGTCTCTATCTTAACGACCCTGTTAAAGCCGAGCGGTGGGTGGCCAAAGATCCTTGGCTCTCCCAGTTGAACTGGGAGGTTAAGACCTTCAAAGGCAAGTATGCTCACGTTCCTAAATGGGTGCGACCTTTCATCAAAGACCCAGATCAACACATCGGGGTGAAGTCCGACCTGTCTCACCTGATGCTCAAACTGACGTGGGAAGGGTCCCCGATGGTTCTAACTGGAGACATGGGCTGGTGCTATCACAGCGAGGAAGGTGTTCTCACCAAGATCCCTCACCCGAAAGGTGCAGGTGCAAACGTCGGCGGTGTTCTCTCAAAAGATTTCGTTGACGATATGAAAGTGGGTCGGCTCAATAGCGACCTGACGGAGGCAAAGCGGGCACTTGAGATCGCGAACGCGGTCTCATACTGGACTTCGGTCCGTAAGCGTGTGATGGACCGGATCTTCATCCCTACCCATAACCCTCACGGTGCTGATGCACTGGTTACTCTCCCTGAGATCCTTTGCCATGGCACCGTAACGCGACGAACCGTAGAGAGCCTCATGGTTACCATGTGCTCGACGAAAAACTGGCGCATTGGGACCGAACTAAAAAGCCGAGTGCAAGCTCCAGAGGGGTGGAAGATTGTAGGGGCCGACTTTGATGGTCAAGAGATGCAAATCGCTTCAATCTACTCAGATAAGTGGGAGGGTGGCCATGTGGGTTGCTCCCCATTCGGGTATAACGTGCTTTCTGGGTCAAAGGAAGCGGGGACTGATCCCCACAGCGCTCTTGCTAAGCTGGCCGGAGTGGATCGAGACACCGCCAAAATCGCAGGCTTTGCGGTCCTTTACGGAGCCGGAGTTAGAGCCGTGCAAACATACATCCGACGAAAGTATCCTGATAAATCCCCAACCGAGGTGAAAAACTTTGCCTACAGGATTCTGGAAGGCAAAAAAGGGAAACTCCGAAACGGAATGTATGAGGGAGGCTCCGATAGCGGATGCTTCAACTTCATGGAGGAGATTGCGATGAGGACCCGGGTCCCTCAGCTCCCGTGCTTGGGAACCAAAATCTCTACAGCAATGCGCCCCGCCGCGGTCGGCGATGACTTCAAGACTGGCCGAGTCAACTGGACGATTCAGTCCTCGGGTGCCGAAATCCTCAGCATCATGCTAACCGCCGTTCACTGGCTGACCCAGGAGTATAAAATTCCCGCCCGCTTCGTTCTCAGCATCCATGATGAAATCTGGTTTATGACCCCCGAGCGTTACGCAGAGCAGTTTGCTGCTCTATTCCAGATCGCCCACGTCTACACCTGGTCCCTGTTCCACTCGGCGGTAGACATTCCAGAACTCCCACTGAGCCGGGCCTACTTCTCAAGTGTTGCGATTGATGAGCGCCTTCGCAAGTCACCAAAGGAAAAGACGGTAACCCTGTCCAACCCTGGTGGCGAAACCGAATCATTTGGCACCGAGTACTCAATGTACGAGCTTGCCGAGATTGGTGCCATCCAGAAACTAACCACCCGCTACGAAGCCATTCAAAAAGGAGTAATCTAATGAAGCGTAAAAAGTCCCGAGTTGAAAATGTTGGGGTTCAAGTCCTCCAAGGAGTCATCGACACTTATTACCTAACAGTCCCATACGACAAGAAAAACCGAGTCATCCCTTCTTCGGTGGAATGCGCCTACAATTCTCGCTACTTCTCTCCCCAACAAACCATTAATATGCTCCGAGCACTCTGATGGCCTTTCCTCTCCCGGAAGACCCAAATTATAGAAAACTGGTTGTCACATTCTGGCTCGACGACATCGACGACAGGTTGGAAATCAATCAGGTTCAAGATGCGGAAAAAAGTTGGAAAATCGCCAATGAAATCTACCTCTCTCTTCCACCCGGCTCTGGGGACCCAGACATAGAAAACTGGATCTTTCAGCAACGGGTAAAACTCGACAAACGCTTCGACACAACCAATGCGAACAATTAGCAACGACGACTCGGTTAAAGCAACACCGGCAACCAAGAAAAACACTATGACCAAACTCGAAACTTTCTCTACCACCCTGGCAGATGGTCGCGAAATCACCATCCGGGAAATGACCGGTCGTGACCTGATCTACATGGAAAAAGACCTGACCAAGGCAGGCGATGTCGAGAAAGGCATGCGGATCATTGAGCGTCTGATTGTGGGTGATGACAAGATCACCTATGATGAGATCCTTGACCTCGGTGTGAAAGACTTCCGCAAACTCAGCGACCTTGTCGCCAAGGCCAACGGCACTGATGACGAAGACCCAAACTAATAGTTGAGGACCAAGAGGATTTTACTTATCTGGTAACTACCCCTAATGGTCCTACCTTCCACTTCAGGGAGGTTACACCCAAGGACTTCTACCTCGCTCAAGTTCTTCGCCAGGCCGAACGCAGCCAACTAGAGCTCGTCGAACGGCTCCTGGTTGACAAAAGTGTTTTAGACGAGGCCAGCTCGTCCCAGACTCGCCAGGCCATAAAATGGGCCATTGAGACTTTGTTAGATAAGACAATCTTGACCCTGGAAAACTGGTTAGAGATTGCCTATCATCTCTGTAAGCAAAGGTGGGACGACTCCATTGAGTGGCTTGAAACTCAACCCATGAGTAAAATCAACCTCATGATTGACATCGTTAAGAAACACGCCGAGGACCAGGAGAAGGAGATGAAGAAAAATGCCAGGAAGAAAAAATGATTAGGATCCGAGTCCAAGGCAATGGCCTCACGCCCATGAACCTCAATTGGTGGAAACCCACCAAGGAGGAATGGGTGCCGGTCCTTCTCGACGACCATCCCCAATTCTGGAAAAGCCAGGTTGACCCTACCTACCAGCGCCCCTGGCAACGGTTGACTCCTCGGTATGCCTCGTGGAAACAGAAAAACTTCCCCGGGCAGCCTATTCTGCGTCAAACGGGATTGATGCAAGATGTTGCCTACATCTTCACCCGGGGCAATAGATTCATGGTCAAATCCACTCACTACGGCGCCTACAACCAGTTCGGCACCAGTAAAATGGCAGCTCGACCGTGGATGGGGGTTCCCGACATCTCCCTTAAGCAAATCGTTCCCATCTCCTGGCGCAACATACTCTCCAGAAAAAGATAACCGTTAACTCGTAAACCCTACAGCAATTCACTCAAACGCCAATGACACGCCGCACCTCCACTCGCACCACCAAAGCGGAACCAGCCGTTTCGGATCTCCAGGTTACACCCGAATCCGCAAAGATTGAATCCCCCGTGCTTACTCCGGGCGAGAAAAACTCGGAACCGGCCCAGATGGAGACCCAGACAGAGTCGGTTGAACCCACTGCACCAGCTGCTGCTGCCCCCGCTGTGAAAATCCAGACGGATGTGCGAGAAAAGCTCGCCAAAAAATCCACATCGGAAGACGTCTTTGTTCCCACCAATCCCGCCGCCCTTGAGAAAGCCGCCGGTGAGGTTGCCAAGGAGAAAGGATTCGACCTGAACCGGGGCACATCCATTGGTGCCCGTCTCATGGCCCGTGCTAACAAGAGTGTCTAATGACAATTTCCGTCCCCTTTCAATCCCAATTTACTTGGCGTAAACTCGGTTACCTCTACTTTACCAACTCTTTAGACTACAGAGAGATTCTAGAGCAAAACCCGCAGTGGAAGGTGACGGAATTACCCCCGTTGGGGGCTCAAATTC